GTGCTATTCTAGTTAAAGGATTTCAAAACACCCAGGTTGCCACGGCATTGAGTTAACAACGACTAATGTGGTAGAGCTGGTCTTGTAAGTAGAGTAGTGAAAACGCCCTTGTGACAGGGCAAAGAGCACAACCGCTCACACCGTCACGAGTATGTTGGTGTTCGCGGACGTCACTGAAGTAAGATAGAACGAGCCTGTAGTGGGATAAGCAGCCCACGTTCCTTGGTTCAACTGAATTCGAAGCCGGCCGGCTGATGAGGGACGGGCCAGGAGCTCCGCAATTGTTGCGGTCGCAGAAAACGAGTTGGACGTAGCGACGCTAGTTCCGTATGTATCGATGACAGCAGTAGCTGCAACTGAGCAGGTCGTGCCACCGTCGACGTAATAGCGGAAGTAGTATGCTTTGTCCGAATCGAGATGCAACCATTCGAGGCGTGAAGTATTGACAACGTTAGGCTGTTCTGCACTGCTAATGACCCCAGTCCGAAAGGGAAAGACGGTCACTCCAGCAAGTGGAGTAGCAGCGGCAGATCCTGAGTTTGCGTAAGTCCACGCTCCGAATTCCTGGATGTTGCCTTCAACATTACGGCCGTTGAACTCGTAAACAGCATCAAACCAGAGAACACCGTGCCCAGTATGAGTAACACTAGGCGCAGCGTTGACACACAGTGCGAAAATGCCCGGGGAGGTCCAGTGCGATGTGGTATAACCCGCAATGCTACTAGACGTGGACGTTGAGTCGCGCGTGTAAAGGAACGGAAGGTCGGGGGGAGCCGAGTAAGTCCACGACTCATTGTCATAGACAGCAGTTTGATGAACGGAAGGATGAGCACAAAATGCGCGCAGGGGAATCGTGTTTCCAATCGCATAGCCATTGATGTCTTGAACATCAGGATCAAACCCAGCCACGAAAGAACCACCCTCTGTTTTTGCAGTGTTAGTGCAATAGTAGAAAGTGATCTTCTTAAGCCGGTATCGATCCCACAATGCCGCCTCCACCTCAAGGTTGGTCCCGACGAACTGCCTGGGGTTCAAATCCTGTGAAAACAGGATCTTACCCTCGGCATCGCCAGTGGCCGCACCAACAGAGATTAGGCGGTCCGACACCTCTAGAGTTGCATAATCCCTTCTGCCATCGCTAGCAGTTAGCATTTTGAACCTAGACTTGGGATCGGCTTGATGCGCGGAAACTGCGTTTCCCTTGACGCGAACTTTCCTGGACACGACTGAGTTCCCGGGCAAGGTAAGCTTTGCGCCGGGCGAGGAGGTGGACGAAATCCGTGACCTCCTCTGCGATTTTGTACCCTTCTTTCGAGACATCTTCGAAGTTCAAGGTCGCTGCTGACTTGACAAATTTGGGGAAATGATCGGTTAAAATGGCTGCCTCACTCTCGGCAACTTTCTTCAGGTAACGATTTTCAGCGATAAGCTTTTGTTGTTCTGAAGTTTGGGGGGTGCCCATGCAATCTTTTTGGCCCGCGCACCTGCAGCAACGGGCCGTAAGTCTCGGTCTAGGAGGAAAACTCAAAAACCTCCTGGCCTAGCATGAGTCTTCGCAATTGTGACAAGGACTTTATGTGCGGTTCGAAGTGATTATCATGACAATGCTGCAAGTACTCTCCCCAGATAAACTGGGCAAACACGGGGTCGTGAATGGTAAGACACAAGAATCCATACAGTCGTTCATTCTGAATCTTCGGCGTCACTTTTCGTCCTGGTCGCAACAGGGCATTCGCCACCTTTACGCGGTCGAACACAGGGACGTACTTTTGGTCACAAATCTGAAAGCGAAAGCCTAAGAACGTCAGATCTTGTACGTCTTCAGTAACAACATCATCGGCTTCCTTCAATTCAAAACCGAATCGGGCATAAACTTTACTTCGCTCAGTGAACGGCAAAACTTTGGCGCATGAGCCAACGTGATCATCCGAGTAGAGGGCAACGTCAATGTTCTTTGACGGGGGCATTTCTTGCAGCAGTTCGTAAACTAGGACACCCATGATAAAGATGTGTCCGCCACTGGAGTCAGTGGTGGTAGAGAAGTGTCCGGAGGGGTTTCCCCACTCCTTCAACCACACAGAGCCATCAGGCAAAAGACACAAGGAGCGAATCACCCTGTTCTCAACAAAGTGAGCACGGGGGTCAGCAACCTTCATGAGCTTGAGTCTGTAGGCATACCACGCACGAAACAACGCAGCAGGATAACATCGGTCCATACCAGTGATGTCACCAGCGAACTTATGCCGCAATCGATTCAACCTTTGCGCAAGGCGGTGCATACCACCAAACCACGCGCAAAACCTCAACGGAGCTTCATCACATGCAACTTTGATGCGCTCATTCATCTCGCCATACAACATGGCTTGCAGAACGTAGAACTCAACAGGACACACTACAAATGTTCGAATCTTCTCCTCAAGTAGCTTCAGAATGGACAGCATCTCGGCCTTGCCACTCACGCTCCAAACCACGGGCAGATCAAGTCGTTCGCAATTCTCAATGAACCACAGAATCAACCTTCTGCACGCAGCAAGAGCGGCGGCTTTGGTCTTGAAACCAGCATTCTTCCACAACGTTCCTGGGGACGAGAGCAGGGGCATCTCCCATTCCACACGCTCCATCGACCATGGTTCGCATGTGCCCCGTAGGTGTCCAAAGCAATGATCTAACATCCTGTTGCCAGCCTCGATCTCAACTGGGGTAAAAGGTTCAGGAATCGGGTTCTGGCAATATCGTTTAAAGGACTTCATCACGGTCTTGTATGTCGGTCGACAATGATAGAATTTGTACAGTTCCTCCTCAGGTACCAACTGGGCCAACTTTTCCACGTAAGGATCCTCTTTGCGATCGATCAGCGAGTGGGCCAGTGAATGTGTAACAGGCATCTGGCCAACCCATGAAAGACCCCCCACCACCTCCTTCGGCTCACTGAAGAGCTCTAGGTCGAGGTGACAGGGGAGGGGGCGTTTCCCGCGGCAACCACCGCAGGAAGATCGCTCACATTGAGGTCCGGGGGAACAAGGTCAGGGGGGGGCTGGACTTTGAGGTGCTGAAACACCTCTTTGGGAATCGGAACACCAACATTTCCAAGTTGGTCGTAACCCTCGTGGAGAGCGATTACGTGCTTGTCGGTAATGTAGGGTGCACCAGAAAATCCGAACTCCGTACCCGCTGTGGTACGGAAATCGCTGGCGGCATCCACACGAACATTTCCGACGCCCGCACACCACGTAGGCGTGTTGTGATCATCGTAGACGAGTGCCCACACAAACATGGGGGCATGAAGTTCCGGACGTCCACGGAAAGACGGCATACGTGTTTTGGGCAACTGGCCTTCTTTGGGAGCGAGCACCACAATCTTTCCCGCGCGGAACGTAGGATAGAGAGGGATGCGCACGGGGGTTTTGGAAGTACCATCCTTGAACCACACCCACGCGACGTCGAGATCATTCTGTTTGCCAGACTTGATCGCAGCATCAATCGCAGCATGAGTTCCAAGGACGTGATCAACAGTGAGAATACCGGGGCCACAACGCACACCATTACCAAAAGCAATGCCGTTAGACACGCTCAAGGGTGTGATGTACGTATCGACACCGGGTTCCACCACAATCGGACTGCCAGAAAACGCCCGTTCCTCCACTCGACTATTGACAGGGAGCTTTTTGACGGCATTCAGGACGCGACGTCGCCCCTTGGTGGACAAATGGCCATTTTTCATCGCCTCAGCGGTCACCGACAACATGCCACCAGAGAAGCCAAAACGACCAGACTCGAAAATCCGGCCATCCAAGCAATCATCAGGTCCAGTGGAATCATTGTCACTCGAAACAGTGGCAACTTGAGGGACTACAATGCCAAGAGGCAGAGCAGGGGGGGCGAGCACCACGGACGACTCAACTTCGCGCGACGGGTTTGGAACATGTCGGTGGAGTGCGAAGTCGTCATCATCCCGGTCACCCTTTCGGCGGCGATCCGAATACTTCATCTCACGTTCATAGACAGCGTCATACGCTTCGGCCAACTCAGGATCATTTTGAATGAGTTCCTCGATTGGCGTGTCATCGTTGCGCATTTCGGCATCCATTAGGAGAGAGTAGTACCGTTTCATTTTGCCACCAAGAGGGGTGTCGCGGACTTTCTGCCCTCGACCGCGCCTTGTTTCTGGAACCTGAGTGGTCTCCAGAGCGCGGGAGGGAAAGAGAGGAATGGTCGAGACTCGTGTCACCAGGACGTCCCCAGGTGCAGATACCAGCTGCGGGGACGGAACTTGAACACCAGCACACTGACTAGCTGCTTGAGCAGCAGCATTTGCAGCGAGCTGGGCCTGGTCGACGTCGAGGGTGGTCAAATCGAGACGCCTGTTCTTCTTGTGAACGAAGAAATACCAGTAAAAACCAGCTAGACAAATTGCAATTAGGAGAGAGACTCCCAACCACTTGTACCAGTTGATCTTTTTGGCATCGGGCTCTACAACAGCTTCAATGGTGTCAGCCACAACTGATTCGCCCACCTCTTGTGCAGCTGCGTCAGCAGCTTCAATGAGGGGAATTTCGTTGCGGACCGTTGCCATCGTTAGCTTGCACAGCCGCGCGATCAGAGGTAACAACCGGGGCATAACGTCACGTGCCACGCCCACCACCATGAGAATACCTGCCGCGAGCGACATGAACTCTCCAGTGGTGAACACGATATCGTGGCGCCGTCCAGCCTCCGGCTGCACCTGCAACCGTTTTCGTTTTACATAACAGTAGACTCGCCAGACCACCATGAGGGTCAGAGTCCACCCCAGTCCACCCAATGCAAAGTGGACCCACTGAGGAAGGGCATCGTAGTAGGCTTTACCACGACGCATCCAGGCCACTGGTCCTGTGACCTTCTCCACTCCCATAACACCCAGGTTGTAAATCCAGGTGAGCATGGTCATGGGGAAGACCACGGTCTGGTACACTGATCGCAGCACGACATGGACAACTCCTGCAGTTGCGAGACGAAACTTTGCCTTGCCAATGGGACACCCGAGGCTATGACTAGCCCCAATGCCCGCACGGCACGTGCATCCTTCACGCT